GAACCGGCTGGCCTGTGCCATCCGTGATGGGGAATTCATCATACTGCGGCACCTCATGCGGCACCTCAGTTGTGACCATCACAGCAGCGCCGTCAATCATTTCAACCTTCTGCTCTGGGCGCATTTCGGTTTTGGTGATTGGCTGATCTTCTTCCCCGTCAAATGCAGCTTTTAATTCCGTTAGCTCGGCCATGAATGGCCCTATAGCAGCTTCAAAGGCTTTATTGCCACCTGTGCATTCTAAGGAATCAAAGCTGAATGTAGGGGCTGTGTAATCAGCTGTAAATTCCATTGCGCCCTTGTAAGGCAGCGCTTTAGCTACTGCCTCAACGATTGGCGATAAAGCCTTGTGAGCGTGTGTAGAGTTGATTGTTTGAGACTCGCCAGATCTGTATCGGACGTGGACTGTGTTGTCTTGTAAGATTGTTATGTTCATGAGTTATCGCTCCTAGATAGTTCAATCCAATTAGACCCATCGAAAAGAAGCTCAATCGTGTCTTGAGAGTTTGTTAAAGTGAAATCTCCCGCAATCCTGAGATTTCCCGAGCCGTCTTTCACGGTGGTGTCGCGACTGTTGTTGGCCGATCTCAGAATTAAAATATCCCCCGAAGTTCCTCCGTTAATAGTAGCTAAATCATCTGTTGCTGCGTCGGCTTCTGTGTCTACAAAATGCTGAGAGCCTGTCGCGGTAATAACGCCTGTAGCTATAGTTAGCTCTCCCTTGTTAGGTAGCCTTAAAAAGTCTGTAACAGCTACACTGCCTGCTGCTGTAATATCACCAGTTACCGCCAAGCCAGCAGCAGACATAGCCATAATTGTTGTGGGGGTTCCTGCGACTACTCGCTGGAACTGAAGCAAGTCACTACCGTCAGCTAGGTTCTGTACTCGGTTGCCGTTAACCCCTGTTTCGTCATATAGGTTTATTGCTGGACGCAAGAACCCACCAGCAGCAGTTGGGCCGGCTTGCAAGGTTACAGTAGGAGAGTCAGAGTCAGTGCCGGTAACAGTTACGTTTGATACCGCACTTATATCACCAGTTACCGCCAAGCCAGCAAGGGCTGTGAGCAAGCCACCAATGGACGCCGCGCCGGTTAAATCCAATGCCGCGCCGTTTAATGTGACTGTCAGGCGCGTGCCGTCATAGTTGGCCATATTCGCGCCAAGCATCTCATGACCGCCAGCCTGTACACCGTCGCCAACTGCAACAACTTTCTTGGTCTTATCAATGACCATTTCTTTTTCAACCGGAACCATTGCAGCGTTCTCTGCTGTGGTGCCGCCTCTAAATTTTACCTGAGTTGAATCTGCCATTTAATAAAGTCCTAAGCTGGTGGGCCAATTGAGCCTGCTGCAACGGCTGTTAGTGTAACAGGAATTGCGACATCGTTGGCCGCCTCTGGTGTGACCACAATTGGCACCGCAACTGCGCCCAGAGCAACCGCTGCCAAGTCAATGGGTGGAACCAGTGCGCCGGTGCCAACAATGGTTGATCCATAGTCAAGAAATGTGGTGGGTGTATCTGCTGTGCCTTCATAGTCAAGACTAGTTGTGACCGCATCAGCAGTGCTGCCATAGTCAAGATATTGAATGTTAGTGTCAGCAGGTGTGAGAGTGACTGGCACCGAGATGGCACCAACTGTCTCAGGTGCAACTGTAACTGGGACGGCAAGAGCGCCCAGAGTTTCTGGTGTCACCGTCACAGGCACTGCCAACGCACCAAGTGTTTCAGGCGCGACAACAGCCGGCACAACTATGGCACCAAGAGTCTCTGGTGCTACTACTACCGGAACCGCTACGGCACCAAGTGTCTCTGGGCCAACAACAACCGGCACGCCCAATGCTCCCAGAGTTTCTGGTGCAACGGTGGTTGGTATGGCAACAGCACCAAGTGTCTCTGGCGTAACCACTACCGGCACCACTATGGCACCGGCTGACTCAGGTGCAACTGTGACCGGAATGGCTACCTCACCAAGTGTCTCTGGCGACAGGCTCACAGGTGTTGCAATCGCACCCTCTGTGACATCAGTGAGCACAACTGGTGCTGCAACTTCGGCAACTGTCTCAGGCGTGACAGTTATGGGTGCTGCAACCTCACCTGCTGTCTCTGGGGATACGGTGGCAGGTACGGCCAACCCACCCACTGTCTCAGGCGTAACTGTTACAGGAACCGCAACAGTGCCTGCTGACTCAGGTGAAACTGTGACCGGCGCTGCAATCTCGCCAGCCGTCTCTGGTGCCACTGTGACTGGAACTGCAATGCTGCCTGCTGGTTCTGGTGTGAATGCCATGGCCTTTTTATCCTGTAGTCACTGTCAATTGAACGCCATCGCTGGTCTGCTCATTAATCAATTCTATCAAACTCCTAACACCGGTGCCGCCAAGAAGTGCATCATCTGGCACGGCAATGGTCACAAATTGAGTTGGTTCTGCTGCAACTGCTGGCCCGCTGGATGTTGCCGATGTGCCAGTGCTCAGTGCTTCCGATGAACTTGATGCGCTGCCAGTTGGTATGCTTGAGCTTCCACCTGCGCCAATCTGAGCAAGTGAAGCAGCGCCAACTGTTGCCACTCTGATGCCCTCTGGTATCGCTGCGGGTAAGCCTAATGCAAGAGCTTTGGAAGCACCTGTTGCAATCGCAATGACCGCTTGAGCTTTCGCTGCTGTTCGTTGAATGGCTGTGCCACGTTTTGCGCTGTTTGATAGCGTGCTCAGCAGAGAGTCACCACCCTGCCCAACCAATCTGTTTTTGAGATTCTGTTCAGCCTTGGTGATGTCAGCGCTGTCTTTGGCAAACTGCTGATCAAGTGCCTGCTTGCGTTGCAGGAATTCTTCTTCAGTCAGCAGGCCGTTCTCTCTGGCCGCTCTCAGTTTTTCAAGGTCAAGCGCATATGCTTCATCTTTAATCTCTTGCGCTGTCAGATATCTCTGCCGCAATTCCTCAAGGAATGCTTCAGACTCAAGCTGAGTTTGCGCGAGCAGACCGCCTTCTTCATCTTCTGTCAGGCCGCCAGCAGCTGCCTCTTCTCTGATCCGCGCCATCTCTTCAACGGCTGTGTTGGCTACCTCAACTGCGCCATCAGCATAGGCTTGAATGGCTTCAGATGGCAGTGGCTTCATGGCAAGAATGGCCAGCTCATCTGCTGACTCTTTGACGGCTGCAACTGCAACGTCACCCATGGCCTTGAGTGCATCCTGCTCAGTCTCAAGCCGCGAGGTGAAAGCATCAAGCCCATCAGTTGGGATGTTGATCATGGGCAGCCTGTTGGCCAACTCAATCATGTTGCGCAATCCATCACCAATGGTTGAGAATATCATTGACCAGCCGCGCAGCACCTCTGTGCCGCCTTTAACAATGACCGCTGCCAGTCCTAAGAAGCCCACCTCAATTGTCTTGCGAACCACATCAACGCCGCGCAGCATGTCAGCCAGAAAGCCAACACCGCGCACAGCTGTGCTGAATGCCCTCTCAGCTATTGAGCCAAAGCCACCAGCCGCAATGGCTGAGTCAACAAACTTGTCAGCCAGTGCTGCAATGACTGGCGCAAGTGTAACCGTGACCGATTGAGCCGCGCCCTTCAGTCCTGAATTCATTCTATTGATGGCATCATTGGCCGCTTCCACTTTGGCAGCGTCAACTCTACTGATGGCCAGACCTAGTTTCTCAGCCTGACTTTGAAATTCATCTAGTGATGCAGAACCGCCGCGCAATGTGTTGACCAGCGCAGCACCTTCAGAATCAAACAGCTTGAATGCCAGCGCCAGTTTGTTGCCCTCACCTTCAACATTTGCCATCGCGTCAGCAATGTCTCTCATCTGTTGGTCGGGTGATTTTGCGGCAAGGTCTTCAGCTGATAAGCCAAGAGTGTCAAGTGCTTTGACCGCCTCGCCGGTGCCCTGCGCAGCTTCAGCGATTCGTCTGGTGGATCGCTGAAGGGCCATGTCTAATGTGGTTTGCGCAATGCCTGTCTGCTCAGCTGCGAACCTCAAGCCAGCAAGGGCATCTGTGGTGAGGCCCAGCTTGTCTGCTGTCTTGGCAAGGGCATCAATGCTTGAGATGTTACTGCGCACAATAGCGGCGCTCACGGCTATAGCTGCGGCACCGGCTGCGGCACCCCACTTAGCCAAACTGTTTACTGATGATCGAAGCTCTGCATTGATCTCTTTGACAGACCTGACAACCTTCTTGCCATTAATGTCAACGCCTGAAGAGTCAATTGAGACCTTGACGCTGAGCGCGCCTATCTGGGCCATTAGTGCACCCTTATGCCTTGAGCTTCTAGTTCTGCTCTGCGTTCTGCCAATCTGTCAAAGTCTGGGCCGTTCATCTCGCCAAATTTCCTTGCAGGTATCTTTGCCGCAATTACATGCCAGCACTCAATGGGAGTCATGCCCCAATATTCTGATGGTGCAACATCGTAACTGCCAACCAGAGTCTCATACATCTGAGACCATGGCCATCTGTCACCTAGTGCTTTCTGATCACCGCCGCTTGTCGCGGCTTGAACTTTTTTGGCGGTTCTGGGAATACGGATGCAAATACGGTATAGAGGATTTCTATCAGGCCATCGGGTGTGATATCTTCAGAATTTCCAAAGAGCGCATCATACATCTCATCTTGTGAGACCTTGCAGCCAGCCGATTGCAACAGCAAAGAAAGCAGCATTGCAGCCTTTGAAAATCTGATGTCACCCTCCTGCACCTGCTGCATCATCAGCATCAGGTTCAGGCGGTCTTCAAGCTTGTCAATGACATCCATGGTCACGAGCACATCATAGGATGTGCCATGCCATTTCATCTCAATGGTGTTGCGGATAGCCACCTATTAAGTGCCAGCAGCAAATGCTGGTGTGCCGCTTGACTGATATGCAGCATCAAATGTTGACAACCCATTTGACTCACCAGTCTGCGAAATGCTCTCAAGCATTGCATCAAAGGTCAGCGTGCTGCCGTCTGGGTAAGTCACAACAACTTCATAAATTTCTGAGCCGCCTGCAAAGTAAGCTGCAACCAGTTCATAGTTCTTGACCAGTCCTGAGATGGTAAGGCCAACAGTTTTCTTGATTGGCGTGGCAAGAAACTGCTGCCAGCCTGCTGTTGAATCATCAGATGTGTCACCAAGTTCATTGGCGCAACTGATCCCTTTTGTAATGGTGCCAAGCAATGTCTGGCCACCAACTGTCATTGTGACCTCACGGCCCATCACTCCAATTCCAACACTCATTTCAACTCTCCAAACTTAAATAAAAAATTATACAGGTGTAATGATAACACGAAAACGCTGAACTCCATGTCTGGTCAATCCGTCTGGGTCTCTCAGTATCTCGCCAAAGTCTTGCTGCACATCAGACACACCATAGCCTGTGACCGTTGGCTGAGTCCGGTGCAGTGCTGTATATATCAGGTCTTGGATATCAGAGACCTCTTTGTTGCCATCGTATCTGCTCCACACATGCACCTGCATTGTGCCGTCAAAGCCAACCTCATCATCTGTGTCATTCTGGTTTGGCTTGTAGTCTCCCATCACAACATAAGGATAAGCTGCATCATCACCACCATCAGCCGGTTGCGGCACTTGGTCATAAACTGGTGGAGTGAGTGCCGCTTCGAGCACTGTGAAAATCGCTGTCTGTAATCCAATGATCATGCCGTTGCCTTCCTCAGTTGTCGCTGCACTGATCTAGTCACTGCACCAACCAAGTGGTCTCTGTTCTCTTCTTCAGCTGGCCCCAAGAATGGGCGCGCTTCCATGTTCAGCGTTCCAAACTCTAGGTTCTCAGCGTACTCAAGGTCAGTTGAAACGTAAGCCTCATTGCTGCCCTTTTTATGCTGCACGCCAATCGACCCAGTAAGCCTGCTGGTGTCAGTGTTGGGTGCGTCACCTGCCATGCTTGCCATGTGTTCGTAAGCCTTGCCATTTTGCGAGTATCTCGTGACAGTATTGCCAGCGCTCACCTCTTGGATTGACTTCACAGCATCTGACTTGACGTTCAGCGCCACATCAACCACCGCCTCATCAATGGCCCTTGGTATGTCCACCGCAAGCCCGTTGAGATTCTTGAGCAGTGCATCCATTCCGGTCACTTTGATCATTGAGCAACGCCACCTGTGAGGGTCAAGGTAATCCAGCGGTCTTTGAATTCAAGATTGTTGATGAATCCAATGTTGTAATTTCTGCTGCGGATCACAGCACGGTCAGCGCCCTCAATCCCTGCAAAGTATCTAATGGTCGCATTGAGCACCGGCACCTCTTGCACTCGCTGATTCAAATACTTTTCTTGTCCACTGGCTGCTTTAAGAGATGCTTTGTCGGGTGAGCCAGATATCGTTGCCCAGCTTTCTGAAAATCCGCCGCTGCCATCAGGCGTGCGTGCCTTCTCTTGTATTGTGATCGGCTCATTCAGCATCCCGGCGTGCATGTCACAGCATTTCATTAGGCCACCTTCACAAGTATGTAGTCAAAAAGAACTGACACCTGACCAGTCTGGTTTTGCACCTTGGCCAGATATCCGTAATCAGTCAGCGGTGGAAACGGCCCAACTTGTGGCACGCGATATATCCCACCAATTGATATAACAGAGTAAGCGGTGCCAACCAAAAGGTTTTGGCCAAACTTGTCATCACTTGAAAGGCCATCTGCGTTTCCGCGAGCAATAGCCAGATAGTCTGGCCAGCTCAAATTGCTTTAACCTTGAAGCTGGCAACAGCTGAGGCAGCGCCACTGTTTTGCATTGCGTTGCTCATGTCGCATCCGTCGCCTCTGTGCGCGTAGTAGTAGGCAGCCAACTGCTTGACTGCTCGCACAAGCGGCTTTGGCACATCTGCTGCTGCATCGCCATACCCAGACACATATATGATCTGAATGCCATTCACGGCCCTTGAGACCGTTGGCCAGCTCGCGCCAGATTTTAAAGCAAGCCGCGCCGGTGTTCGATATATATCAAGATCAAAGACATCAGCGACAGTCACAACTGTTGGCGTGCTGTCTTCATCATAGGTGGTCACACTGGTGATGGTCTGCAATGGGAACACTGGCAGAACAACGGCGGCGGCTGGTGATGAGGCGTTCAGGGCAAGCACTGAACCGGTTCTCATTCCATCCCAGAATTCTGCTGACTGACCGATCGTCCAAGCATCCAATGACATGCGCCAGCTCTGGGTGATCATGGCAATGTTCAGACTCTTCTCAATCTCTTCACGCGCCTGCTCAATGAACTCATCTGCCTGAGCATCTGGCAGGCCGGTTTCAGTCTCTCTCAAGAATGTTCGCAGCTCAGCAGCCGTTACCGGCTCAGTGGCTGGCACTGTGTCAATTACACTGCCGCGCCGTTGGTATAGGTCTGAAGGTTGTCTCAATGCCATTATTTTTTGCCTTTGGTCTCAGCGGGTGAAACGACTTTGGTCTCAGTGCGCGGGTCAGTGACCTTCGTGGCCTGCTTCATTCGCACAGCCCACTCAGCAACTTGGCCTTCAACAATGGTGCCCTTGGCAAAGGTCTCAACTGAGCTACCCTTTGGCGCGCACCTGAACCCTAGCGGGTTAGTAATCTTTGCTTTCATCATTCTGCCTCGCATAAAAAAAGGGCACCCATTTCAGGCGCCCTTTAGTTTACCACTTATTAACTGCTACTAGGTAGCGGCTACACTTACACCAATGAAGGTGGTTGGCGCAACGTCTGGGCAGCCAAGAACAGCGACAACAGTCACGTCTGCGTCAGTGCCAGTTGTTCCGACAACATTCATGCGAACATATCGCTCGTTGCCAACATAACCAACGCCACCGGCGTTTGTGTTGTCAGCTCCGTCACTGGTCACAGTGATTGCAATTTCACCGTCAACACTATCTGCGGCAACAATCGCTGCTGCCCCAGATGCTGCTGTGGTTGATCCATCCTGCACGCTGGCAACAAAGCCAGCAGTAGTGCCTGCATCAGTAACGGTGTTGGCTATCAGCATGATTGTTGCTGATTCATAGCCAGTCAGGTCAACCCAAGCAGATGCTGCCGGAGTTACTCCTGAGAGTGTTAGGTTGCCAAGGTGCACAACCTGCTGGGTGGAAAGATTATCTCTCATGTCAATAGCTCCTAAGCTTTAAAGTTGATGAGTTTAAGTGCTTCGCCATTGATCATGCCACCACCAACGCGCTTGCGGAAGTAGAAGCCAACGTATGGCTTGTAGCTGAACGGATCGCGCAAGATTGAAACACCGGTGCGGTCAACAATCTGATAAGCCTGCCGCATATCGCCAACAGCGATTGACAGTGAACCAGTTGCGATGTCAGGCATATCTTCAAAAGCTGCTGTGCCATAACCCAACAACGTTGCTGGTTGTCCGGCTGCAATGCTTGGCTGCCATAGGTAAGCGCCATCAGAGTCTTTCAGCTTTCGCACAGTCTTGGTGGTTCCGCGATTCATGAACCAAGTGGCGTTTGCACGGTAAGGTGCTTTCAAGCCATAGAGTGCATCAATCAGGATGTCGCCACCATTGGGTGCTGCTGCAAATGCGCCATCAACGCCAGTGTCAAACTGCTCAATTGAGTTGCGCAAATCAGTCCCTTCTGCATAGTCTAGGAAGCCGCGAGGCCGCCCAACACCAGAACCAGAAACGAAAGCTGCATTTTCAGCTCGGCCCATTTTGGCAGAAACTTTCTCTGCTAACCAAGACTCGACGTTTACCTCGCCATCCTCGATCAGCTTTTGAGTTGCTTTCTGAATGGTTCGCATCTCGTGCACAGCAATTGCCCACTGGCCAACTTGTGGCGTATCGCCAGTTGCCGGTGTTTCTGTTTCGCCTTCCCAGAATACAGTTGACTCATCATCATCAAAAATGCCTTTCAGCGAATCTGTTGAGATGTTTTGCTGACTTGCATACTGGCGCATTGGTGAAGTCTCAAAAACCTCAGTGACAATTCGACCAGACATATCAGGCGATACAAAGAATCCGCCATCAGGATCAGAACCAACACTCAACGCTTTGCGCTCATCGTGGCTCAATTCGTCTTTGCCGTTTCGCAGCATATTTTCATAGGCTTTGGAATACTCAGCCATGCGCTCTGCTGTAAAGTCAGCTGCCGCTCTGCCCTGCCGTTTTGCAGAATTGTCTGCCCAGTTTTGCGCCTTCAGGTCTAGGTCAATTTCTTGGCCTTTCTCATCAGTTGTAAAACGTGCCTGACGTTTCTGTGCAAGCTGGAAGTCTTCAGCGGTTTTCTGGTACTTGTCCAGATCGCCTTGAATAGCTTCAAGTTTTGCTTCTAGTTCAGCACTTGGTGTGCCGTTTGCTTTGATCTCTTCAAGTTGCGCGTCTTGCGTTTCCTTGTATGATTCAAAGGATTGATTCAGTTTTACAACTGCCTCGCTCACATCTTTAATTTCCATTTTTCATATTCTCTGATAGATGGTTGATACTGGTTAATAGCTCTGAATAGTCAGGGCTGGTCTCGCCTTCATCCTCTGCATCTCGCAGGTCTTTGATGGCGTTGAAACCTTTGGCGCAAACCGCCTTGGCCTCCTTACGTGACAAGCCACCAGCATCTCGCAGGAACTTCTCAAAATCTCTCTCAGTCTCACAGCTTTTCACCGATGTCACCATTGCTTCAATGAGCATGGGGAATGTCACAAGACTGATCTCAAATAAATCTAGTTTTAGAAGCCTGCGAACTCTGCCGCGTGCCTCTTCCATTGCTTCAACAACTTTGAAGCCAATCGACATGCTATCAAGCACGCCTTCTTTCAGGAGGGTCATTGCCTCTCGGCCTTGTTGCAGGTCTTTGAATAATCGACCCCTAACAAATAACCCGCGCTCATCTTCTCTGACCTCTTCCCATTTGCCAATGATCTGATCACTGTCATGCTGCCAAAGCAGTTTGGGCATCCGGTCAACTAGTGACTGAGTGAATGCACCGCTGGCCACCACATCAAGCCCTTGGTCAACGACATCAAAAACTGAAGCATAACCTTCAAAGATGCCATCATCATCAGGCATTTTCTTGATGTCGAGTTTGATTGATAACTGGGTTGTTTTTTCCATGGGGATATATTCTACCTTAATTAATCAAAACTATGAAACAACCTGAACTGATACACATCGGCAATTTATCACTTGAGCAGCTGAGCCTGATGGGTCGCTTGGATACATTAGCAATGAGCCACCCACTTTGAAGGGTTGGTCAAGCGGTACTATCTGACCGTTTGCAATACGATGGTCTTCTCTGGTTCGCTCACCACCACTGGCCACCCACTCCTTCATGATGTTAGGTATGCCGGTTGCAACTGCTGCCAAGTCACCGGCTGCACTGCTCGCTGCATGTGTCTCTGTTCTGGCAATCATCCTGCTGCGGTATCTGCTCAACTGGCCGCCACCGGTGCTGACCTCTGACCTGATTAGCTTGGCCATATTGATCTCGCTCAGGCCATCTTCAATGGCCGCCGCTGTCGCTCTGGAAATTATGTTCTGGGCCTGATCCATAGTGGTGCCTGATATCTCTGTGACCTTCTGAGCACCGACATTGCGAATCCAATTGCTTGCCGCCTCAGTGAATTCTGCCGTGCCCTTCAGCGCTTCAGCCTTGGCCGCTGACTTGAGAATGCGTGTGCCAAAGGTTGTCATGGTGGTCTTGTATTGCTTGCCAAGAGTGTCTGCAAGTCTGGCTTTGTGGCTGGCCAGAATAGATGAGTATGCGTCTGGGTTCTTGCCCAGCTCATTCATGGCTCTGGCAATCTCTCTGGTGAGTGCCGGTTCAATCTTGCGGGATAGAGACAGCACCAAGCGCTCTTGATATTGCTGTTCTCTGGTTGGTGATAATCCGGTCAGTGTTTGCATGAAGTAGGCCCAGTCACCTTGAGCATGTCTGATGCCCTGAGCTTGACCCATTCAAGTATTTCTTCATCACTCTGGCGCATTGCCATGCGGCAAACAACGCCTGCCTTGAGGAAGAACACATCCAACCTTGATACCTTGAAACTAACTGACAGGTTTTTCTTTGCCATAAACTATTGCCTTGATTCCGTCAAAGTCATCTGCTGCTGGTGTTATCCATCCATCAGCTGGGTTGATAATGTCATCAATCTGAGCAGCGCTCAATGATGGGAATGCCGCCGCAATCAGTGCGCGTGCTGTCGCAGCAGGCAGCAACTGATCAGCAACTGACTGAGCAATTGCATTGAGGCTTGATATCTGCGCACTGTTGAGCACAGCAGCTTGAATGTTTTCGTCAACAGCGACAGGTGAGGGTGCCCCATTCTCAGCGTCTGCATCAGCTGTGATTTCACTGAACGGCACACTGGCATCTTGCAACGTGATTTTGCTGGCATCAACAAACAGGGCATCACCGCCATCTGTTTCTTCATATCCTTTCAGCGCTCTCTTCTCATTGATGGTCAGGTCAGCTGACTTGTCTGCCATATCCCAGAGAGTCATGCGTTTGTCTACAATGGCCGGTATCTTGTCAAGGTTTGGCCTCAACTCAACGCCGCCGAACTCTTCACTGAGCCATTGATTGAAGTCACCAGCTGTACGCGTCACCAACGGGATCACTGTGTCTTCCCAGAATGCTAGGCGAGCCTCTTTGTAATTTGAGTAGGTGCTGTCACCCTGTATGCCCAGCATCTGCGGTGGTACGCCAAACGCCAGACTGATATCTCTAGCGCTTGAGTCTTTAATACCTAATATCCCAACATCTGTTGGCGATAATCCCATCTGTTGCCAAGTGAGACCGCCTTCCAGCAGCATCGGTCTTCCGGCATTCTTGCTGCCCTGATACTGTTCCTCAGTCTGAGCCTTGAGCCGGTTGAAGTTTTCCTCATCCATCGTGCCCTTGTTGTCATCATCATAAACAAGTGCACCGGATGGTGTCGCACCGTTCTGCAAGAGCGCCTGCATGTGCTTCATGCTCTCACTGTTCTGGTCAATGGCATATGCACCAGCCTCAATCGGGCTGAGTCCATACCAGTCATCAAGTGGGTTGAATGCCTTCATGTGCAATATGTCACTGGCCAGAGTGGTGTCATCAACGTCAAATGTGGCAGTGCGGTTGTTCACTTTGTAGACGTAGCCTTTGGGGTATCCATGAGCACCGGCTGCAATTGTCATGCGGTCTGGCCGCAATGTGTAAAGCTCTTTAGGTTCGCCAGACACCACAACTTTCTCATTGTAGGCATTACCAGCAATTAGATAATATCCAATCATGGCTTGCATGAACTCTGAGCCAGACTGCATGGGGTTGGGTTGTGCGAGCAGGTCAAGCAGTGGGGATTCACTCAGCTGGGTGTCACCCTTCCACACTTCCCATTCAACAGATGCAACCGCCTCAGCTATCTTGTTGATGGCTTGATATGCCACCACATTCTGCTGATAGCCTTCCTTTGCAAATGCCGCATAGTTTCTATTTGACCAAACCGGTTGGTTGGGCTGGGTCATCATGACCCGGCCAGTGGCACTTTCTTTTGATTCCCGTTTGTTCTTATTCCACCAAGCCATTTAAAGTGCCCTTATATTTGGTTGACCTGACCGCCTCATGACTGGCTCAAGTGCATAGCGTATTGCGTCAATTAAGTGGTTGTACGCATCGACAATGATGGGAAGTATATCACCACTCAACTTGTCAATCTTGTAGCTGTACATATTGAACTCACTAACGGTCTCTTTGCAACGTGTGTGGATCACAATTTCTCTGAATGACTTCATGAACTCAATGCCATCCTGAACCGATCCAGCGCCCTTCTTGCAGCCCACTATTCTGGGCAGGCCGTTGCGCTTCAGATAACTGATTGATTCTGGTCGGGCGCAATCTGCTCTGGCGGTATGCTTGTCAATGTCGGGCACGGCTTCCAGCAGATAATCAGTTGTGTCATCTAGCTCTAGTCCAACCCTGCTTGCATCATATTCAATATATAGGCGCTCATTATCAATCCAGCACTTCACCGCAGTGGTTGGGTCTTTAGCAAAGCCAAAGTCAATGCCGTGATATGGGCCATCCCATGTTGGCTCAGGCACAAACTCAGCCACCCTGAACTTGTTGGCAAAGACTTGATTGTCACTGATCATGCTGTACTCACCCAACCAGACATGGGCATAAGTATCAGGCCGCAACCTCAGATGCCTTGCAGCTTCCTTGATTGATTCTTCAGTATTGAATGGGTTGTCATCGAAGTTGACATGTATACAGATGAAGTCAGGGTCATTGGCCGCAGCTGCTGTGACAAACATTGCCTCAACTGGGTCAGTGGCATTGTGCGGGTTCCATGTGAACCACAACTCTGAGCCAGATGCCCTGATGGTTGGTATCAGCAGCTCAAGTGATCGGGCTGACAGGTTCTGCGCTTCTTCCACCCATGCAATGCCAAAGTCTTCAAGTGACTTGATAGAGTCTGCTGTGTGATCCTGCATTCCTTGGAATATACAGACACCGGTGCCACCTATGCGACTAATCTCAGTGTTGGTGATGTGGAAGAGGTGCCCCACTTTGAACTTCTGTATCTTCTGCTCAATGAGTTTCTTGGCAGAGAATTTGAGTGACTTCTGAATTTCCCTGATGCAGACCGCGCTCAAGTCCATATTCATCACCATGGCCTCAACTAATGCCTCAGCCCTCTCATGTGACTTTCCACCAGAGCGGCCACCCTTTGCGCCTTTGAACCGGCAAGGCTCAAGCATTGGGATTGCCCATTCAGGCGTGGGGATGTCAAGAACATATTCAGCTTCTGCTGCAAACATGGGCAGAACTTGGCCCATTTACTTGGCAGGCTTAACGATGGTGCGAGTGATTCGGTCAGGTGTCATTGATCCATCTGAGCTGGTGTGATCCTGCTTGTCGGCAAGGCCAAGCTCTCTGGCAATGATCGCATGGTTGAGCTGGTCAGCTGCTGCTGCTGTGAACTTCATCTCAAAAATGACATTGTTGGCGCGGTTGACTACCTCAGACAGATGGTGCTCTGCTTTTGCCCACCGCTGCCATGTATCCCTGACAATGCCAAGATGCAACTGAAGCCCGCGCTGAGTGTATGCCCTGAGCTTGTTGACATTCACAACAGTGGGGTTCCCTAAGTACCAGCCCACTCTTTCTTCTTGCAACGGGTTGGCATCAGACCACTCAAAGTATGCAACACAGTCAGCCCACAAAAGCTCAGGCGTTGCATATCTAGGCTTTTCACCAGCTCCATTTGGGTTGGACTCAGTGCGTGCCACTTTCCAGAGTTGGTTTGTATCGGTTTGTTTAGTCATGGATATAGAATATCACAGGCCGCTTCTCTTGCCACATGCGCAACTGCCTGCGACTGCCAACAAAGAGAACCTTGAACTTGTTGCACTTATTGCAAATGGCAACCTGCTTCAACTTGCTTGGCCTGCTGCGCCTCACCATCAATGTGTGCTCATCAGTGTCGCTGTGGCGGCACAGTTTCTGCTTGATTTTGGTTCTCAACTTCTTGATCATTTTATTTCCTTTAGTGGGCTGTGTCTAGCAGGGATTGGAGTTCGTCTGCGCACCTTTTGGCTTCCGCGTTATTGTCTCCACTCCTCCAGTGCCGAGCCAGCTTGCCCAGCCCCTCCCTAAGTCCGCTAACAACGGGCTTTACAGTGCTCGCGTCGACGTCAATATACTGATCATCTTCATCGAAATTACATAAAGGAATAAAGATCATTGGGTGCGGGTGGTTTCTCCCTGTTTTGACTAGGTAATACCCTGTAACAATCTCGTCGCTATCTCTACGCTTTGCGCTGAATTTAAACTTGCTCATTTGGACTTCTCCTTTAGTGCGCTGTATAGGGCTAGTGATTTCTCTGCGATATCAGATACGTAGAGAAATTTCCAATAATCTTCCGGTGGATCAACCCAGCTGGCAAATCCTTTGATTTCATTCAAAGCCTTTGCCATGCTCTCAAGAACCTTGTCGCGCTCTAGTGATTCTGCTAGTGTGGGGATTAGGTAAATTTCAAAGCGCTCAAGAAGAGCGCTAGGCCTATTCCCACCAATTAATATTCCGAAGTTTCGGCTTCTTTTTATCGTGCGAGCTTCAATGTGGTCACTATCTTTATCTTTCAACAAAACACTCCTACCCACCATTTCCGGCGTTAAATCTTTCTCGCTAGTGATCTGTATCATTTGACTTCTCCTTTAGTGCTCTGAGGCAAACGTAGCCATTTCTTTGTAGATGCGCTTGCACAAATCCCAAGGCACTGTTCTGGTAGCGACAAGATCAAACTCATTCCCACTTTCATCGTAGTATGGCGCGTACTCTTGCCACTCAAACTCACCTATAAAATTAGCCTTCATAGCGTTCGTTATTTTAGGCCTAGCCCGACTAGCCTCTAGCTCCTTAGTTAGTTGCTCTATTGTGTCGGCTGCTTCTTCGCCAACCGTTATCCGCGAGCAAGCCCACTCCGGTTCATGCCTAACCATTTTAAACAAGGTGCATTCGTTTCCATCTGCGTCGTGGTAGGTTTTTGACTTACTCATAACTCACCCCTTGCCTTGGCCAGTGCTGCCTCAATAATCAGTAACTTCCCAGCCCAATCACCCACCATAGGCTCAAGAGCAATCTGCTTTCTAAGTTCAGACAAAGCCTCAAACATATCAGGCGCAGCTGCTATGAGGTTTGCGTTGGCCTTGCTTGAGACCTCTGCCACATACTTTCCGCTTGCTTTGTAAACATCAAAACAGACCGCTCGATGAAGGACTGTTCTGCTCTCTCTTAGCTTCCACGGCCCAGCTGTGTGCTTGCTCATGACTGCACCTCGTATGTGTAGCCGTCTAGTGGGCCTGAGATGGTGACAAGGATGAACCAGCCTGACTGAGCAACGTGCGCTGCCATGCAAGTATTTTTAAAACCCGCATCAGATAGCCGATAATTCAACCTGCTTGAATCACCATAGACATCATCTGACTGGGTTACATCAATGCTCTGATGAGGTAGTGGTGTGCATTCTCGCCAGTAACCCTGCCCACCTAGTCTGCAGAAATGGTCATGTCCATAATTGTACACATCTTGCAACTGCCCAATTCCGGAGAAGCCGTCAAAGTCACACAGCAACCCTTCATCAATAATCACCTGCCAGTCAACTGGTTTGTCAGGTGCTGGTTCAGGGTTAATCCTCTCCTCAGTTACACACCCGATCACACCCTCACTCTTGGCAATGATGTCATCAGCCAACGTCTTCATGTCGGTCATTAGTTCCAGAATTGATTTCTCGTTACTCATGATCGTACCCCATACGCATAAAGAGTTTTGAATCTTGCCTCATTCTGCGGATTAGTTTCTTAATTTCTGATTTCTGACTCATAAGATCACCATTAGTTGATAGATTAAATTGAGACCACCTAGCACCATCAAGATGCACCAGATGGTTATGGTCTTGCTCATCCTCATCCTCTGAGATAGTTCAGCACTCGCAACTCAAATGCTGTGCGCTGGTTTGCTGACCTGTATCCCTTGTACGCAATCCGCAATGGCTCAAGAGAATCTTTGAGCACATCACCGGCTTCTTTCTCACCTTTCTTGTTTTGGCTAATTACCAGCAGCTCAGTCTCAGCAATTTCATGGTTGATCTTATTCAATTGCTCATCGGTTCCTGTGTACCGGTCAGCCATTACAAGCCCATTGAACTGAACACAGTTAAGGTTTCCAAGAGCATCAACTGAACCCTTTCCGGTATAGATGCAGTTCACATAACCGGGCACCCATTTGCCGCTAAAAATTCCACTCTCACCAGACCTGACACCTGAGTCAGATATATTGACAAAGGATTTGAACCTTTTGCCATTCTGAGTATAGGTTCCTAGACATAGAATTCTGATGTCTATCATATTTTTGTCTTCACTCATTTTGTTCACCTGCTGGTTGGTTTAGTTACATGTTTGGAGTTGGTCGATCATGGCTTAAACTCCAGTCTTTTTTCTAACATGTTTGCTATGAATTTTTTCACTTGAACCTCTAGTGCATCTATGAACTCATCGTCCCGCTTAACCGTAATCAACAACGGATCTAAATCTGGGTGATAGCTCATAAAGTCCCATTCATCCTTCTCTGCAACCCACATAGATCCTTGAACCTGAGGAACATACTCGGCTGGGCACTTTCCAGATAGCAGGTATTTGACGTGCGTGGACGCTTTAGGGCACTTTAACTCTAACCCCTTATGTTCGGTCATTCCGTCAGGAGAGCACCCCACAAGGCCATCTAGGGCCGTTATAAACCCTATTGGCTGGACATCTAACCCTGTTTCAAACTCATAGAAAGCAATCGCTTCTGGCTCCATTGCTGTGCCTCTGGTCATCCACTCGGTTTGAAACTGCTCTTTCTCAGCACCTAGCCAATCTGCCAGTAATTCGTACATATAGGTGATTGCGGTTTTTGAGGGCCGGCCCGTAGATGTAATAATCTTGTTGAAGCTGGACGCGGTTGGTATCCCACATCGAGCTGCAAACCATTCTGGGCTGCGCTGTTCCATTATTGGTTATCCATGCCAAGGGCTTTACAGATTTTTTCCCAATCCTTTAGGGGTATATCTTTAACTCTAGATACACCAATCCAGTTAAGTAGTTTGTTAAGGTCGCGTTTCTGCGCCTCGCAAGCCTTCTCCACTAATGAGATTTGATTAACATCTAGCGTGTTCCCTGTAGCCAAAGCCACCTGCGCGTCAATATCTTGGTCGGCAGTGGTTAGCCCTAGCGCACTAATCAGCGTATATCTCTGTAAATAAGTGACAGTAGAGCCAATTCCCTGGATGGAGTTTTTACCACCCGATCCGTCAGGCGCGGCTTTCATAAATGTCGATTCACTATGCCCGTCCACATGAGTCACTATGCAACGAACCTCTATCCCATCTTCGTGATTCTGGTCAAATCTATACGACAGGCCGCATATCTGCTGCGCCTCTCTGATTTGCTCGGCAATACTGCCAAGCGGTGCAAAATAGTATTCTGTTTGCCCATACTTCACCAAGGATGTTTTTTTAATCGTTGGGACTAAGGATTGAAACTGAGATATGGCTGCAAAAAATGCCTTCTTAGCCTCGCCAGCGTCAAACCTTTCTTTCAGAGCAAATAGCTTTTCTAATTGATCTATATCCGTCCCTTTCTCTATCGCTAGAGCGATAAGATTGTCTGGTGACTGAATTACCGCTACCGGGCTTGCTTCTCCTTCAACTAATGCTTGATCTACCATTTTTATCTCCTAAATACTCGCTATCAACTCAGCCAAAGGGTGAGCGCCTATAAATACCGCAGTTACTAGTAATGCTTGAGCCCAATTAGGCCAGTTTTCTATTTTTTTCATATCATCGCTCCTCGGCCTCTTCTTGTGACTCTAAATAGATCCTCTCTGGGCTATTCATCTTGCAACCCCTTTGTTATCTTGTGAGTCGTATCCCTAATCTTGGCTATAGCTCCTTCAATCGATTCGCTCATATAGCCCGGGTATCTTTCTTCCATCGTAGGTCGTCTAATCTCTACCACTTCGTCTCGGCATAGGTCGTCTACCATTTGATCCGTTGTTCCTTCTTGTAGGCTTGGATTCTGCATATCTCTTTCCCGTTATTCATTTGATTTATTAACTGTTGACAAATGTATATCATCCGTTCTAAGATGTCAACCATCGAAACAAGAAAGATTGATAATGCTTACACTAGATCAGATTAGAAATAGATTAAAAATGATGAATATAGCGAAGATGGCTAACTCATTAAGCATATCCCGTCAGACCTTAATGAAGGTGAAAAATGGGAATGAAAATGTAAGCTATAAAGTAGTTGAAGAAATAAGTAATTACTTTGAAGGATTGGAAAATGAAGGCAGAAGTAATAATTCTACGGGATTATCAAGTGAGTAGACCCGAGCCAGTTAAGCTAGCTCTAGTTTCCGCTGTGCCTTGTCCGAAATGCGCTGTTAATTTCAATGATGTTAAATCTTGCGAGTTTCAGATTTGCCCTAAAAACAATGAGGATGAGGATTGATTGCCCTACAAAAGAAGAATGCAGAACATGATTGCACTGGAGTTCTAGCCGCGCTGAAAACAGTTAAGCAGTGCGCTGAATCTGAAATAGGTGGTGGTAGTTGCGATTGGTCAGCATGGTCAGCAGCCTACCAACAAGAACGAGATGATCTTTTAGAGTGCTTAAAATCTCTATAAATTAGTTAACTAACCAAAGGATTTAGGGTAGATTATTCTTTACTGCCGAGTAGAAAAATGAAAGAGCTAACTTCAAGACAATCCGAGATATTCGAGTTTATAAAGACGTTCTTCGTAGAAAATCAAAGAATGCCTAC